TTCCGTTATTGAGGAGACCAAGGGCCGTACCTGCGATACCAAGACCGAGACCTGAGCCTGCAACACCCTTAGAAGCAAATTCTGCCATGATATATTTTCTTTCTAGCATAAAGCTAGTGTTAATAGTTTAGTAGCTTAGGTTAAACTAGAATGCTATAAGGCTATAGCTACTGAAAAGCCTAGCATTCTGAGAGGTAACTTAGAGCGCACCTCTCGGGGCACTATAGCAAACTACACTAGCGATATACTAGCGGACTGTGTCCTGTCCCTTATACGGAAGGACTCCAACATAATTGATGGTGCCCGCTCAGCCCCTCCACTGTAGGATGCACCCGCTGGCATTAAATTGGAGGTGGAAAGTTGCGCATTCTCGTAGTATTTGATTGAGATAATTGCAGTTAGTTCTATCTCGGAGAACTTGAATGTCGTCTCACCAGCTTTCCTTACATAAAAAGATTCCCCAGAAGAAAGCGTACCAGATACGGATGGCGAATAATAACCGAGATCTGGTGATATATAGATAGACAACACAGGCTCTAAAGATTCACTCCCCAACATAAGAAGCTCTTTATTCAGCATATTACACCCCCACCTTAGCAAGACCAATAGTAGCCAAACCCTTGGCTCTACTAAGGGCACTCGGAAGGGAAGGCCACTGGACATTCCTAGGGAACCCACTCTGAAGAGTAATGTCCCTAAGATCCTGTCTGTACCGCTTCACAGCTTCAATACCGTCAGGGGTACTGGGGTAATCAGGGAGGATGTAGTAGTCCGTACCAGAGATCATAGAGTCTCTCTTTCTACGAACCATATCAGCCCACTGATCATCCGTCCACTCATCACGAGGATCGTATTCTTCTTCGGTAATGCTAAATCGAGCCTTAAGCTCGTCAGTGAGATCACCAAAGATAGTGTGATCGTTATCCCAAATAGCCTGACGAAGAGTGTACAGACTAGTGTACTTCTTATCTTTATACGTGTATCTAATCATGGTTCATCCCATTGGCCAATAAGTCTACACTCAGCATAACCATTGTGAAAGAAAAACAGCAACACGGCACTACTCTTATTTAAGGTCGGGGCGGCTTCTCCAAACCAGCCTGTGATACCATTAATCGTAATGCTTTTGTTAGACAAAGCCACCCAAACAAGTTTAGTAGCTACCTGACCAATAGAGCCCACCTGCACATTGATAGTAGTCGCCGCACCTGCAGTTTCCATCAGCAACGAGTCACCACTAGAAACATTGAGAGTTGTAGTAGCGCCTACTTTAGTCCACTGCTCATAACCTGCAATAGCCCCTCTATTGCCCTTTTTAAGAATGGCATCAGGGATCGTAGGGAAGTCCGTAATCTGACTCTTAGTATGCGTATGGGAGCTATTAGCTTTACCCGCAAGACCGCTAGTAAGAGCAGTGTTAGTAGCATAGTCCCCTGTAGGCTGTTTAGTTGCAAGTTGTTCATCTACATAGGTCTTATCAGCCTTCAGGGATACTTCAGCTTTATCGGCTTTACCCGAGATATCTACAGGAGCTGGAATATCATCTGCATTAGCAAGTTTAGTAGTGGTACCTGCAGTACCACTAAGAACATGCAAGTGTTTAGTTGTCTTATCAAATGCAAGCTGACCATTGTGACCCGCATACGCATTGATTTGTTCAGTTGTACCAGTTAATTGTTTTCTTTCAATGATTGCCATATTTCTTATAAGTCTCCAAGGTCACCATAGTCAACATATGAGTTGAATGCTGTAACATCAAGTTTAGTTGCTAAGCCTGTAGTTAAATTAGAGAGTGTCGCATAGTCACCTTTAGCTTGCTTACCATCTAAAGTAGTCTGCAGGTTCGTAATGTTAGCAATGGTGTGACTATGTTCAACATTAGCTTTACCTGCTAGCCCCGTAGTCAACGATGAGGTAGTAGCATAGTCCCCTGTAGGCTGTTTAGTTGCAAGTTGTTCATCTACATAGGTCTTATCAGCCTTACCAGAGATATCTACATCAGTAGGTGCCCATTTCTTAATAGCTCCTCTAATGCCTGCCGCAGTGACGTAACCAAAGGTAGTCTTAGTGCCTTCCTGCAGTTCAGCTAACACGACATTGTAAGTGTTAACTGAAGGCTTATTCTTAATGAACGACTTAGCAGTATTATCAGTCTCTGACCAGTCTGCCTGAATCTGTCCAGTGGAAGCTTGTTCAGCATATTCCTTAGCTCTTTCAGCCTGAGTGGTAGCCTCAGTAGCACTAGCCTCTGCGCTGTCTGCAGAAGCACCAGCGTTAGTTGCTGAGGTACCTGCAGTAGTTGCACTAGTAGCCGCTGCAGTAGCACTGTTGCTAGCATTAGTTGCACTAGTGGAAGCTGAGGCAGCACTAGAGGCTGCTTTAGTTGCACTAGAGGCAGCATTAGTTTCACTAGCTTTAGCATTAGTTGCACTAGTGGTCGCTGCAGTAGCACTATTGGAAGCTGCAGTAACCTTACTGTCTAACATAGAGTTAGCTTCAGTTACTCTAGCTACCTGTTTGTCACCTTCAGCAGTCACTAGACCTACCTGAGAGGAACCTTCAGTAGTAATAGCAGTAACCTGTGCAGTGCCTGCATCATTAACATTCTTGACCTGAGTAGTCCCCGCAGTGTTGACAGCAGTTACCGAAGCAGTCTGTTGCTTCTTTACTGCATTGACTGAAGAGGTCTGCTGTGTCTGCAGAGCCTCTAAAGCTGTAGCCTGAGCATCTGTGATCTCAGTAGTAGCAGTAGTCTGTGCAGTTTGTACCGCAGTTACCGAAGTAGTCTGCTGATTCTTGATGGCTTCTAAGGCTGTAGCTTGAGCATCAGTAACAGCAGAACCACCTTCAGTCTTTGCAAGGTTAGCATAGTACTTAGCTGAATACTCTGTACCATCAACCGTACCGTCAGTCTTAATAGCCCAATTCTTAGCTAAGGTAGCCTGAGAGGTAGCAGTAGTAGCCTGTGTAGCAGCAGTAGTTGCACTAGTGGAAGCTGCAGTAGCACTAGAGGCTGCTTTAGTTGCACTATTGGAAGCTTCAGTAGCTTTAGTAGTAGCAGTAGTAGCAGCAGTCTCAGCTCTAGTAGTAAGACTAGTAACAGTCTCTACAGAGTTGATAACAGTCTGGAAATCATCTGCAAGGCCAGCTACTGTACGAACATCCTCAATATTGTCTGCAACTACCTTAATGTTGCCACCAGTGATCGTAGGAATAGTACCTGAAGTATCTCCTAAGTCACCATAGTCAAGGAACGTAGAGATACCAAAGGATCCCTCTAAGTCACCTCCAACTAAGTTAACATCCTTAATGTTATTCGAGGTAGTTTGAACATGAGTGATGTTATTAGCGACAATCTTAATCTCAGGGGCAATAGGAACTACTACACCAGCAGTTTCCTTTACGTAGTCTGCAGATTCCTTAGCTACCTCTTCAGATGCCTTTGCGTTAGCTTCAGATTGCTTAGCGTTAGTCTCTGAAGTCTTAGCACTAATTTCACTAGTCTTAGAATTCTCTTCAGATTTCTTTGAGGCTACTTCAGATGCCTTAGCGTTAGTCTCGGAAGTCTTAGCGCTATCTGCAGAGACTACAGCCTTATCATGAAGAATCTGAGTATTTGCATGAAGTGTCTCAGTCTTACCTGCAGCAGAGACAGCAGTACCTGCAGATGCCTTTGCGTTAGCTTCAGACTTACTTGCAGATACTTCAGATGCTTTGGCATTGTCTGCAGCAGTCTCAGCTCTCTGCATGAACTTCTCAGTTTCATCACGGTTAGCTTGAACCTTCTGAGAATCGGCATCATAGTAAGCCTTAGTAAGGGCATCCTGAGGATCCACTGGATCAGCTAAGTTAACAACTCTCTTATTCTTAGCGTCCCAGTTTCCCTCTCGGTTGACACTAAGGGAATCCTCAAGGATATCTCGACCTTCTTCAGCGATATGAAATGCCTGCACCTGAGACGTATCCAAGTCAGTAGCCTTAAGAATGGAGGCATCCTTAAAGGTGACTACTCGTTCAGTAGCTGAGGTATATCTTCGGATTGTTAAGGATTCTCCTGATGCAGGAGCTACCTTAAGTCTAATCGTAGTTTTATCTAGGAAGTAATAGTCACTGCCGGTATCACCATAGTCACCCCCAGTAAGAGTAGTGCCAGTGCCTAATCGTACAGTAACGAAAGACTTCTTTAGATAATCAAAGGGGACGGTAAAGTCAGTTCTAGTACCGTCCCCCTCATAGATGATAATAGTGGAAGCCATTAAACATTAATATCCATATTTGTAGTCCTCTAGATCGTCATTAACGAAGGACTTAATTGCATTAGTTATCCCCGGTATATTTGGGATAGTTGATGTAGACCTCTTGATATACCTAGCGATATCCCTTCGATCCTTATAGGTAGAATCATTAAGAACCATATCCTGAATTCTGCTGTATGTACCCAAGCCACCAAAGGCAAGAGATTCGCCATAGCGCAATGCAGGGAACATATCTAAGACAGTATTAGCGATACCATTCCACTTGATGTAGTTTGAATCTTCACCTAAGTTGTCTCTAGTTTGAGCTGTAGTCTTAGCTGATGTGCCAATACCTACAGAGTTCAGTGCAAGAGCCATAGAGGCTGTATAGGGATTTCTATTAAAGAATGCCTGCATTAAGAATGTAGTAAGTGCATCAGGGTCACTCAAGTCATCTATAGAGCCAATACCTAAGGTGTTCTGAAGGTACTGCTCTTTAGCTTCATCCTCCATACCCAAGGCTCTAAGGTTAACCTGAGCTAACGTAATTGCACCTGTAAGAGCACTAGAGGTAAGATAGCTATTCAATGCAGCAAGGTTACCCTCTTCTTCCCAGCGATTCATTAGTTTAACGAAACGCTTATTATAGGACTGCACTGCGAAGGTCTTAAACTGGAGAGCCATAGACACTACAGGATTATTAGCTACCTGCCACGTAAAGACATCATCTAATTTACGTCTCTGAAGGGTCTCCTCAATAGCGTAGTTAGTGAGCTTACGCAATACACTCATAGCTTTATCGTCATCTCTGAAGTCAGCCAATCGTGTACCTTTCTTGAGCATAGGTGTCTTAGCTGTCTCATCGTACCTAAAGAATCTCTTGCTAGCCATTAGGGTATAATCAAGATCAGCTTTAGTAATCCCTACTCTCTTAAGATCAATATCTCTAAGGAATCCTCTGTGAGCCGCAGTACGCCCATAAGCCTTCTGCATGAACTCCCCAAGGAAGCAACTAACGACTGTATCAATGATAGTGTTATTAGTGTACCTCTGAATCTGAGCAGCAGGGGAGTAGTCTGCAATAACATTAAAGATCCCTACAGCCTTAGCCATATAGGGATTAATGTTACGATATTTCTCTGCGTTACGCCTCATGATCTCTGAGGCATCTAAGGTATCATAAAGTTCCCTGCCAATAAGGTGATCCTTAATAGCGGTAATATCATTCTTAGTGAATAAACCGTTGCCCCATCTTTGGACAGTCTCATGTACCCCTGGGATCATTCTAATGAGAGCACCTGCACCATATGCCTGAAATGCTGCTCCAACTTCACCGTAGTTAAGGATACCCATGAGAGTACCAAAGGATGAGAAAGCTAACTGCTTCATGATATCTGCAAGAGCATCCCCAGTAGTGAAGTTAGCTCTGTTGGGATTAATAGCCATACCATAGGCACGCCTATGCATGACATTAAGAGCCTCACGAAGTTCATCCTCACCCTCAGGACGTCTATTGGTATTCTTTACCCAATAGTCATCAGCCATCTTATTGATATGCTCAAGTCCCTCTGAGAAGTCTCTGTTGTATACTCGTTTCTCTGCAAGTAACCCCGCAGTACGATTAAAGTATCTGCCAGAGACATCAACAATATCTCCTCTGAGTTTATTCAGAGAGAAGCCAGAATGATCTTTATAAGAGGTATCCCAAGGCATCCTTCGTTTCTGAAAAGAGAAGTCTCTAGCATCATCACTAAAGTTGTCTACAGAGTGACCAGAGTGATTCTGATCTCTATATCCATATCCTGCCTTTCTAGCTTCATCCCAGAGCCACGCATTGAATTTAATATCTTCTTCCTCAGGAGTAAGCTTTACTTTGTTTACTTCAAGTCCCTGAGCTTCGGCTTTCTTAGCTTCCTTCTCTGCCTGAGCCTGTAGTTCCTCTTTCCAAATCCTACGGAACTCTGCAAGCCTTTCTGCGGAACGAGTTACGCCTGTATAGAGGTAACTCTGAAGATAGATACCTGCCTGCTCATCTCCACCTACTCTAAGCAGGAAGTCATGCATCTTCCATTTGTCAATAACTACTGGAACATACTTACCAATTCTATAGGCAGCATCAACTAGACCAAGATGATGCAGCTTAAGGCCACGGTGTCTATAGGTATCTGAGATTCTATCGGCCAGTGCTACAGCTTCAGGATCTTTACTAAGTGGATTCTTAGAGACATCATAGCCACCAATCTTGTCATAAAGAAACTCATTAGTCTCCTCTCTTCCGTACCTGTTGGATAACTTCTGTACATCATGAGGAAGGGTATTCATGAGGCTATCTGTTTCAACCCTAAGGCCCTCTACTTCATCAAAGAGAGTATTCTTAGCAGGGCTATTCAGTCTCTGCTTAAAACCTTCATCAGTACGGATACCTTGTTCCCAATGAGTGAGGTTACCAATGTATTCCTTAAGATCCTCAGATTTATCTCTATAAGACAATAGCTTCTGTTTGAATTCAACTGAAGGCAACTTAGAGGTAAGCTGTTCTCTAAGGTCATTCATCTTTCTAGCAAGAGGTAAAGTCTTATTAGCAAGTGTTCTCTCGATAGGGGTAAAGACAACATCCTCAGGGGGTTTCTCACCCTTTAGCATAGCATCATGAGCTATAGCAACCTTACGGTTAACTTGAGAGACTGTACGTAAACCTTTACCTAGTCCCTCAAAGCCTAACGTAAGACCTGCAATAGCACCAACGTCTGCCCAGACATCATGATGAATACCTGTAACGTAATCCTGAAGCTGATTAGCTGCTAAACCTGAGACAACATTAGCAGTGACCTTAGTGGCACCTAAAGCTACCTTAGAGGAGACACCAATAGGAGGAGCAACAACTGAAGCAACCGTAGTAACAATATCCACTGGATTACCTACAGCACTCCCTAAGCCACCTACTAAAGACATATACCAAGGGCTATTCGCAAACTGAGCTTCAACCCTTCGGTTCTCTGCAAGTAAGTCTGCATTCCTCTTAACGTCCTCCATAGAAGAAGCATTATCTAAAACAAAGTCAATATCATCTTTGTCATAATTGAACTGCTTATACAGCTCATCCTTCTCTTCTTCGGTAGGCTCATATTTCTTGGTAGTAAATCCCCCTCTGCGAACCCACATGCCAATAGGGGAAACCTTAACACCATCTACAAAAGCACTCTCGTTAAAGTTAAAGAGACTATAACTCTTAGTGTCTCCCTTAAGTACATCCTTTTCAGGAATGTTCTCAATAGGAGTAGTAGTTACATAGGCTTCATACTGAGGCTTAGAGGCTCCTAAGAACCTCCCTAGGTTAGCTACAGGATATTCCCCAGTGTCTACCGGAACGTATGAATTGTCGGCCATTTAAACTTGGAACCCTCCTCAATATTCTTAACAATCTTAGCTTTAATTCTAGCAGTGAAGTCCTTCATAGGAATAACCATATTCTCAGTACCATCAAGAGCAACTACAGAAATATTATCTCTGTTGACATCATAGAAAGAACTATCATAAAGCATAGGAGTATTAAGACCCCTCTCACTCATGTAGTCTTTAAAGACCTCATTGGCATACTTAGCTAGATCCTCAGGAGACTGAGGGGTAACCCCAACCTCACCTAAGCCTTGTTGAATAGAAGCAATTGGGAGGACAAAGCCACGGACACCCACGAATTCATTGGCTACCTTTTCCATAGCAGCCTTACCGAGCTTACGGATAGAGGTATCATCTGTAGGATTGGCATCCTTATAAGCTTGAATCTCAGCCCACACAAGAGTATCCAACATATCCGTAGTAGCTCTGTTGAGACCCCCAGTGCCAACTAAACCCTGAATCTCATTCTTGTCTACTCTGAATCTAGGCAATAGCTGCTCTAAAGGAACGCCTGATTCTAGTGCCTTTCTCTGTTGCTGAGCCTTAAAAGCCTGAGCAGAAGCGAGAACCTGAAGGGGATTCTTACCAAGCCTAATAGCCATATCTACAGTAGACAACTGTGAGTATACACGAGTGTCACCATAGGTGCCATTAGTGAGAACCTGTCGTACTGCTGAAGGATTAGTACTATAGAGGCTCATTAAAGTTTGGAACCCTGGGGATAACCCTGAGATAGAGATTGCTCTAGCTTGACCCGGGATATTATACTGGAAGTCACCTGCTTCCTTATCCGTAAGTAAATCTACAGCATCCTTAGATGAGATCTTACCAGTCATAGCAATTTCATTAAGTCTATGATCTAAGTCCTGATAGTACTCTTTAAGCATCTCAGTGACAGGCTCTCTAATGGAATTAGGGGTACCCTTAGAGGTAGCCATAGTGAGCAGCATTGAGACCTTCTTTGGATCACCTTCAGTAAAGAGCTTCTGGACAAACCCTTGCCCGATAACCTTCATATCATTGGAATTCAGGGAGATACCCGCATCCTGAAGTACTTTCCTGAAAGCCTCTTCAGTAGGAACCGCAGTACCCGTAAGGTTAGCTATAAGAGTATTACCTAGGTACTCCTCATAGAGGGCATCCCCTCGCATCTTCCCAGCTGCCTTAAGGTTAGCCTGAGCAGTTCTCTTAGCGTTCCTGATTGCCTGATCAAGGTACTTAGTTCTAGGTGTCTCTACATTGTTATTAGAAAGATACTCTTCATCCTTAAGCTGACTGAGGAGAACATAGTTGCCATCCTCAACATACTTGTCAATATCATCACACCAATGAGAGAACTCCATAGCATTGTCAGTAGCCTTTACAGTCTCTGCATTGACAAGCCATGCCTTAAGGTTATCCTCACCCAATAGCTCTCTAAAGGTAGTCCCTTTGATAAATGGAATCTCTTTGTCTGCAATACTCTCAATAAGCTGAGAACCATAGCGAGACTTAGAGGCCATCTGGAAAGCATTGTTGAGAAGCTTATATTGCATCTCAGGGGAATAGTTAGCCCCCGTAGTTCTCCCCATTTGATCAAGGTAATTCAGGAAAGCTTGACCTGCATTAGGTGACCCTGAATTAATGATCGTAGCAATGTTAGAGGAATCAGCAATAAGAGATTTCTCAGTTTCCCATTTATCCTCTACAGCTTCCTTCTGAGCGATTACCTTTAGACGACCCTCAGGAGAAGTCTCAAAGAAACCCTCCTTAAAGAACTCATCATCCATAGAGTAACCAAAGGAATCAGCAAGATCCTTTTGGCTCTCTTTAGCGTACTGATAGAACTCTGAATCTACTTCAACCTGAGACTTACCAGCAAGCTTATTCGTATTAACCTGTTCATTAACAAAGTCCTGATAGGTCAGGTTGTATGCCATTCGACCATGCAGATACTTAAGTCTAGACATAGCAAATGGATTGTCCTGAAACGGAATACGATTATTCTTGATATCCTGCTGATACTGCTCAATAGAATGACTTTGGAAATACTTATCAGCTAAGTCCTCTACTTCTTTCTTCTTTACCTGTTGCCGCTTTGCTTCATCAATCTGATACTGATCGAAGTCTTTAGATGCCTGCTTAAAAGCTAGACCTAAAGCATTCACCCAGTCACCTTCGAGGTCTGCAGTAACTTTAGAAGAATCAATGTTAAGGTTTGCACCCTTATATTCCCCGAGCTTAGCTAAGCCAGAATTGAAGTACCTCCAAGTACCCATCTCATTAGCAATGGACGTAGTACCTGCTGTATTCTTATAAGCCATTAGTAGTAATAACCTCCATAGGAACCTCTACGGTTATACCCCTGATTCATCGCACCTGTAAAGTTCTGCATGTAATCAAGGAAGTTAAACATGCCTTGGTTTTGTGTCTTAAGGGTACTATAATTAGCCATAAAGTTATTCATAAAGCTAGTACCGGTACCCATAGTAGACGAAGAAGTAGTAACACCTGTAGTAGATGTACCTAAGACATTCGCACCTGCAATACCAGAGAGACCCGCAGAACCCCCAACACTAGAGGTACCTGCAACAACCGTCTCTCCACCCACAGTACCCGCAATGGTACCACCAGTACCACCTACGGTACCTGCAGCACCTGCAAGAGCACTGCCTGCACCTGCTGTAGCTGCACCAATAGCTGCACCTTTAGCGGAACTATCGAGGAATTCCATAACGTAGCTCATGCCACCCTTATATTGGCTCTTGAGTTGATCTCTAGCCTGCTCTACAGAATTCTTCATCTGGACATATAGAGCATCCTTCTGAGATCTAATGTTAGTTACATCAGTCTCATAGGCATCCTTAAGAGCAGTCTTTTGTCGCAACACTGCACCTGAGATTGATCTTTTGATTTGTCCTGCAGTTCGCCCTTCGTAACCTGTCTCAGCTAGAGAAGCTTCAACTGTAGCATTATTCTGCAAGGCGTTATAAGACAACTGAAATAAGTTGCTCACAGCATTATCATAGGCACTCTGCTCTTGTCTAGTCAATTGGTTCTGATTCCAATTGTAGTTCATCTGAGCATAGTACATCTGTTTCTTGAATGCTTTAGTGAGAGATCTGTTGTACTTTGATTTCTGCCACAGGGAACTGCCACCACCTGCAACTGCACCGATTACTGCACCTGCAGCAATTATTCCTGACATAGTTCCTCTCTATTGTTAGTTAATAACTGCCACTCATCAGTAAACTCTTTCTCTGCTTCCTCTACAGTAGATGCATTACTAGCAAAGAACATAGTAATGTAGGTGTCCTCAAAGGCACTAAAGACCTGCCTACGGCCATCCATACCTTTCAATACAGAATAGCCAGAGATCTCCTCTAGGTGATCCCCTACGACAACCTTACAGTCCCCACTAACGATAACCACTGTAGGAATCTTAATGAAAGCACCTGCACCAATCTCACCCTTTCTCAATAGAATGGTTCTAACGTAACAGCCTGCCCACAGGAAATGATCTACTTCAATAGGTGCCTCAGGCAGAGACAGAGTAGCCATAACAAGACCTTTACCAATCTCTTGCTCCATAGGCGCCATACTAGGCAGAGCACCTACCATAGCTTTCTTAAGAGTTAATCCCTTTCTCACGTCTGACTATTCCTCCGAATATAATATCCTTCCCAACCACCAGAGATAAGGTTCACAGGCAACGGATTATCTGAAGTAACTGTAATCTTAACCTCAGTACTATTGTCCTGCACAGGGAACTTAAACTTACCTGTTGCTACTCTATAGGCTCCTAAGACTAATGGAGATTCACTTAAGACCTTAGATGTACAAGTGTACTTGAAGTGCTTATTCTTGACATCATTGTCTACAGACACATCAAAGGTACCGGAGTTACTATAGTTAAACCAATAGTATCTCAGTTGTAATCTGCCTTCATCTTCAGAGATCGTAGCACCGTCAGAAGTAGTTTTCTTAATCGTTGGTCTAGACAATACAACATCAAATTCATATTGTCTGCCTACGAAGTAAGTCATACCTCTGAGATCACCGGTCACCTTAAAGACACCATTAGCATCCCAATCGGTTACCTGATGATAGTAGCCATCAGTACCAACTAGACAATACGTAGCTGAGCCAATCTTAGGAACTGCACCATAGACATCCTTTAGGGAGATCTCAGTGTAGTCATTGAAGTCACTGTACTTGTTAGTATCAGGAATGACATAGCGTACCTTACGATCCATAAAGTATCTTACAGGCTCATCAGAGAAGTCTACTGCCTGACCTGTAAGCATGCTCTTCTCTAAGAACAGTCCGCCATCAGTGTTAATAAGGAAGTAGATTTCAGAGCCTACGAACTCTGCAAGTAAGACCTGAGTACCTTCATATCGGAACGTCCATTTGCACCATGACTGCTGCATACTCTGGGAATTCTGAATGATGTACTTAAAGACCCATACAGTGTTAGGATGAGTACGTGAACACAGTGTGATTACATTGTCTGCAGCATTACCAGAGAGCCTAAAGATTCCCTTAGGAATATACGTAGGAACATGTGCAGCTACATCCTCAGCATCCTTAAGATCAGCTACGTCCTGTACCGTATAGTATCTCATAAGAGAGCAATAGTTAACTCTGTTAGAGATAAAGAAAATACTTTGTCCTACACCTAAAGGCTGAGCATCATCACTGTAATCAAAGGAAGTGATTTGATCAACCTTAGCACTCTTAGGGGTCATTACGCCATCGCTAGAGAGAACAAATTGTCCCTCTCTAGAGAACAACATTAGTTCCCTGCTGAATGGTACTGCATGTGTTAGAATACAGACTTTGTTTGAAGATACAGCAAGGTCAATTGGATCAGTATCAGCAATAGTAGCTGCTGATCTAAACCAGAAATTAAAGAAATCAGCAGAAGCACTGAGGATAACATTTTCACCACTGATGAACCCTAAGCGATTTCTGTAGAAGAACATATCATTCAGCGTTTCCCCTACGAAGCTAGGCTCAGGATTGCTGTCCTCATCACCTACTGCTCTATCAGTCCAAGTAAGTCTTTTGAAGTGGAAGGAGCCATCAGATTCTCTTACGAGAGCATGAGGCATACTAGAGTAATCAAATTGATACTGAATGTTTGGTGCGGCACACTCTAGCCACGCATTCTTACCTTCATTGTAGTTAACATAGTAGTCATCATCAGCCGAGTTAGATTCACCCTTAATACGCATGATGTAACCATCAGGAGCAGCAGGGGGAAGCTTAGAGACACTGTTAACGTAACCCTTCAAGACATATGCATTAGTGTTGCCAAAGCCATCCTTAACAACAACATTAGGCATAGCCCAGCCAGTCTTAGATTGGATGGAAACTACGGAATCACCAAAGACTTTGAAGTTATAAGCATTGAAGTTGAAATTAGGATTCTTAGCGAACCCCATAGAGGCTCTGCCGCCAACCTGTCCTAATAGCCAATCATAGGTAGTTGCTCCCTTATCAGCACCCTGAGAACCTGTAGCTAAGTCTACAAGTTTCTCTGCAATGTACGCAGAGGTAGTCTGTACAGCCTGCTTAGCTTCACCACCATCAGGGGTAATGACACCACACATGAAGGTATCGCCCATAAAGAGAGCATAGGTCTTAGCATAGGAGGCATTCTTGATGTACGCTAGTGCAGTGTCCTGACCCTTTTGAGAGGTAGTAGCACTAGACATACCAATAGTTTTACTACGGTTCAGAATGAACGTATAGTCTGCAACAGTGACTGCTCTAAATTCATCATTAGCGTCCGTGACATTAAGATAACTAGCATCATTGTCAATAACAACTTTCTTTTCATTACCTTCAAAATCCCATACCTTTAGAGACCCGCTGGACATACCTAAGATATACTGCTCAGTCTCGTCTCTGTTAATGACATGATACTTAGTAGTGAGTGGATCTACTCTGTCCCCAAGTCTCTTAATGTGAACTGTAGGAGGTCTCTTTTGCAGGCCATCGACTTCACTAGAGAAACCATTGATCTGCTCCTCTACCTGATCAGCAAACCTAATGATATCCGGTTGCTGAGATACGCCACCCTTATAGGATACTGTTGATTGCGATACTAATGGCATCCCTATTAGCTCCTCTGGATATACTGAGAAATGTATTGGTCATCATTGAGGATATTATAGTTACCCGTAGTTAGATCATAGTCAATGATATCTGCATAGGCACTAGATTCCTCAGTCATCAGATGCGTATTCAGGTCATCTGAAGTAAGATATCTCATCTGGAAGATTCTAGCTGCACGACAAGTAATGAACTTACGGAATACCTCAGGTAACTCCTCAAAGTCTAATCCTCTAACCAGAGTATCTAAAGTCAAACCCTCAGGGAACTCATTGGTCTGCGAAAGAATGTCGAAAAAATAGCCGGATCGTCTGATCAACTTATAACCACTGCTGACAAACCTAAGATAATTATTAGGGCAGGGAACTAAGTTAGTATCAGCGTCCGGCAATAAAGCTACTGAATCTTCAATATTAAAGTCCCATCCTCTTGATTGAATCTCTTTAGAGACACTATCGAGAATCCTCACTGCATTCAGAACGTCTACATTCAGTTCATCTTCAAGTGAGTTGACAGGACTAGAGCCTACAGCAGATAAAATCTCATTCACTGCATCTAGTTTGTTAGAAGGAGTGACAATCATAATTTATCCTTTGTAGTAGTATTTTATAGTTGTTATTATGTATTATTTGGGAGCTGCAGGGATCTTAGGCTTCCTAGAGACTACCTTAGGTTTGACTTCAGTTGGGGATTTAATCAAACCTAATTTAATCTTTTCTTCTACAGTCAAACGGGAGCCTTTCTTAGAACCCCCGTTGACATAGAAATAGGAATCCTTAATGTCGGATTCCGAGTACATTACGCACCAACCTGAGCAGTCTTAACGAAGAGACCCACGGCTTCAGGACGAAGGCCACCGTGACCCACAGCCATCTTAGCGATGATCTGATCAGCCTGATATTCAGCTCTGCGAGCACGTTCCATAGCGAGATCCTTCAGCTTAAGGGCACCCACAGCGGAACGGTGGAAGGCGATACCCTGAAGGACAGCCGTAGAGATCTGCTCCTTAAGAGCGTGCTTACCATCAACACCATTGTTCAAGAAGTTCGGAGTTTCCACAATCTGGAAGCCACAGACATTCTGGAGCTTGCCCGTATTCGGATCAAAGATAGCAGCAAAGTTAGCAGCATCCGGCATAAGGGCACGGCAGATAGCCGAATAACCTTCGGGGGAGACAAGGAAATAACGGTCACCTGCCGGAACCCAATTCTTCGTAAACTGAGCACGGGCATCAATCAGACCCTGCAGGAGGATGTTGCCATACTCCACAGTCGTAGCTTCATCTTTACCCGTAACATACTCAAATGCCTTGCCCGTACCCGGATTTTCAAGAGTAGTATTATCAGGGATGTTCTCAGGCATACCCGTGGCAGTCTTAGCACCCGTGTTAGCAAGTTCATTGATAGAGGCACAGTCGAAAGCCTGAGCAAGAGCTTCACCAAGCTGCTTCGAGTATTCCGTACGAACATCATAGTGATTCATTGCATCATCGATATCCGTGATAAGAGCATCAGCCGTGAGGAGACCATCGATAGCAATCACACGCTCCGTGTTCTCCATCTTCTTACGTTGATCATCTAAGGAGTTACCCGGGGTAAGATACTTAGCATGAGTACGACCCATGACAGCGAAGCTAGCAGAACGACCGTGAGGAATCGTTCGGACAATCTGCTTATCCATCATGACAGAGGTTCTCGTGAAAGCCGTAAGGACTTCACCAGAGAAGATCTTCATGAACAGCTCATCACGATCACCAGCGCTCAGATTCTGACCAGGATTAGAAATAGAATTAGCGGTTAACGCAGCCATTTTATTATATTCTTATTGTAGTTATATTATTGTTATTAGGAAATGTTTTTATTATGGGTACGTTACAACTGAGTATAGTACATCTTCATTTCGATAGCTCTAGTGTAACTGGGGTCAGCACCATAGCGGGGGTCACTCATAGCCTCCACTACTTCCTGCTTACTTGAGAAGCCCTTATAGCCACCCGTAGTAACCCCACCACCCATAATAGTAGGATTACGTGTTCCTTGCTTAGCAATCATCTTAGCTTTCATACCCTCAAACATAAGAGTAACAGCTTCAAGATTGTTGTTGTCAATAGCTCGATTAAAGGAACTCAGAACCTTATTAGAGAGGTTTCCTTGTGCCCACTCAATAACCTTGTTGTACGCCTGTTCTCCACCTGCTGAATTATAGACAGCATTAGTGAACTCACTCTCAAGGTTCTGTCGTGATTCAATGAAACCCTCAATGACCTCTGAAGGATAACCTGCCTGAGCAAGGTCAGCCATAGTCTTACTAGACAAGGCACCATACTCATTGTATTCCTTAATGGCCTGATTGAAGTCCACACCTTTAGCCTTAAGATCCTTACCAAGGGCATCTAAGGTTTTCGTGTGCTTATCGATCTTTACATTAAGGTCACCCTCAGGTTCCCCCTGTTGTGGTTCTGCCTGAGGTTCACCCTGATGTTTGCCTTCAGAAGGCTCACCCATAGGGACAGCATCATTACTGCCGCCATCCTTAAGCATACCTGTAGCTTCATCACCATCAAGGGTAAGCTGCTGAGTACCTGAGATCATAATATCGACACCATTGTCGACACTAAGACCATCACTATTCAAGTTTGTTGTTTCTTCGCTCACCTGTTACACCCCCTGTTCCTGTTGAGCTTTGTTGTTATCTACTGCCATCTGAGCCTGAGCATCAATACCCTGCTGGGCAGCATACTGTTCCATCATTGCCTGCTGTTCCTTAGCAACCTGTTCAGGAGACTTAACGAGACCCGTAGCATCAATCTGAGCACTCGTGAAGATACGCATAGCTAAGTTCTGCTGATTGATCATCTGCATGATATCAGGGAACTGAGCAAGTACCTGAAGTGCCTGAGACAAGTTAGCAAAGTCATGACCACGACCCAAGGCATCAACACCAGTGATGACCGTAGGTTCAATCGTAGCGAACTGCTCAGAGATAGTCGGAAGGCTGCCATTAGACTGCATCTGATTGAAGATACAGGACACTAAAGGCAACTGAAGTTCCTGAGACAGGAGACTATAGACACCCCCTAAGGTATCCTCAAGTTCCTGAGCAATATATCTGATCTCCTCTGCTGTCACTCTATCTCTTGTGATTTGAGCAGTAGTGCTAGACAACATGAAGCAATAAGACAATCTCTGTTCTATACCCTGAGATACCGCATAGCAGCCCTGAAGGTCAGTCTGTTTGTTTGTCTGCATTGCAACAATATCGTCCTGTCGACCTCTTACGAAAGCCCCATTCTCAGCTTTAGTTAGAGCCTTAATGTTAGTCTGACATGAAGGAGACACAAGGTACAATACCTTAGCACAAATCATAGCCATATCGTTAATGGCATGCTGAAGGTTCTCTAAAGAGATCAAGTCACCAAGGTAATCTTCAACAAAGGATCGACCATAGGATTCCCCATCTTTCTTAGTGAATCTCACAGGGATCCAAGGACATTTGCCATAGGGATACGTCTGTTCTGATCCGGGGATAATGGTATTATTTACTTCCTGATAGGATTCCCAAGTGGATCCCTCTAAGGTATCCCCACGGACAAGATAGGTATGAGTGTAGATGTTAACCTTCTCAGAACGATTAACTTCATTACCTGCATTGCCTAAGAGACTTAAGACACTCGGAGGGATAGTCCCCTGAGCTAAAGTGTCTCTAGCGACAATCTGAAGTACATTGCCAATAGCATCTCTTTCAACTACGAAGTTTCTGAGAGTATAGCACTTCATGCCACCCTCTAGAGGAGGCAGAAAGAGCAACGCATTGCCAGCAATCAGGAGCTGCTTAATGCACTCAAAGAGAGTAGGTCTAAGACCATTATGCTCCATATACTTCACCATAGCAGCCTCCATCATAGACAAGCCGTACTCTATGGTATCCTTAACCTGATCATTGCCAGATGCCTGTAGTGCCTCATTAGATGCAGTATCTAACCCAAGTCTAAAGAAAGGCTGACCCGGGGGAAGCAAAGATAACAACAACTTAGATGCTAAGTTATTGAGACCTCTAGCCCCAATAGAATTATAAGGTGTCGTATAGGCAGTGCCACCATCATCAGATTCCTTAGGGAACAACTGAGGGATAGTATAGGTAGCATTCTTCTCTGCTCTCTGGGTATACTGATCTCTGTCCGTAGACAATCTTTCGTATACCTTTTGTGCACCTTCAGCAGTTTGATTATCTAGTTTAGTTTCTGCCATTATTACACAATATTACGTCCCGTACCACCAGCACCACTAATGTTAACCTTAAGACTGCTCTTACGTTTCTTAGAGGTTGTCGACTGGGTGGTAGTAGAGACAGCTTTAGATCCCTTAGAGGAATCATAGGTCTCATTAGCACCTGTACCACCACTGTTCATGATACTCTCACCAACCTGAGGGTTGCTAGGGGGGTTAACTGCAGTAGTGGCCTTAGTATAATCGTAACCCTCAGTACCAACCGAAGTGTCTACAGAGGGAGTAGTCTCAGTAACCTCTTCATTTTTCTTAACAGGAGTAATCGTACCGGTAGATGTTTTCTTACCACCTCTTGACTTACCGAGATGATGATTACGATCCTGCCAAGATGAATCTCCACGTCCCATTAGACAATATTCCTTCCGCTAGATGGACCAATCATGTTAACCTTAAGAGACTTCTTGCCTCTCTTCTTTCCTTTAGTTAACTGTTGCTTCTCTGATTCTGATTCAGTAGTGTTAGTTGTATCTGCATTCACAAACCCTAACTCAGGAGCAGGCGCTTCAGTAGTCGATTGACCAGAGTTACTGTGGCCACCAATAAGACCACCAGTGGCGACCTTAACTACTTTCTTAAAGGCTTTACTGATTTTCTTGAATATGCCCATTAATATCCTCTTTACTTAAATAATAGCAATTATAAATACGGAATCCTTTAGAGACATAACTATTCTTTAACATAGGAGCACACCAATCATTGACACTCCCAGTTTGAATATAGTCACACTCATCATTCTTTAGACAATCAATTAAATAATCAGACAACGCTCTAGCAATGCCTGCTCCTCTTTTAAAAGATACAGTCCATTCTTCATTAAGGATTCTTTGCTTATCAGAATACCAAGGGTAACCATAGGATAACAAACAGCATCCCACTAGTTCATCTGCAGATTGACTATAGAAACCAATAATACGATAATCATATTGGTTATTATTCAATACTACATCTTTAACAAAAGACCTAATATAGTCTTTATCTAAGTTTCTTATGAAGGATAAATTATTAGGATTATCTATAATAGATTCCATACATTTATCTAGAACCTCCATAGCTGTCTTTAAGTCTACAATAGGTTTAACATAAAGTTTACCTATAGACCCCCTATAGTCCCCCATAGTATTCGTCATCCTTTTTTAATTTTTTACATTACATTAGTGCCTACACCCTTAGCTTTGTCTAAGGATACCTTAAGACCTTTCTTACCCTTACGAGCCTTCTGTTCTTCAGTCTCCTGAGCACCAAGCTCCGGTTCCTGAGGTTCAACTACAGGGTTGTCTAAGGCAGGTGCCTGAACTTTCACTTCAGGTGTCTTAGGCTTTGAAAACAGTGCACCGATTTTAATCACCTATATGGTTTTGTTCATTGAACTTATTTTCAAGGAAGTCAAGTACATCCTGTACACCACCACAGTAATCAATGGTAGGCTTATAGCGGATCATCTTGCGTACATCAAAGATCTTCTGAAGTCCCTCCAACAAGTCTTTCGGGACAGCCGGAAAGTTGTCGAAGAGAGGTTCATCAGGATCACTTTTAGTGGTATCTTTGATATCAATTTTCATAGATTCGTCTTTCACGATTATCTATCTCCTAGTGTGGTGAATTTATTATCAACTATCTGTCGTCTTAATAGGGACGATTTTATCAGGTGTCCAAAGGGTATCTTTAGTGTCCCCTTTTCGAAGAATATAGGCCATTCTAGCTTGCAGCAAAGCATCATCTTCAGTAAGGCCAGCTTTCTTGTAGGTATTAACTACAGTCTCCCATAGTTTATCCTGAGGGACATCCTTAAGGATCCTCTCTGCTCTTACTGCTCCAATACCGGGGCAACCTTTATAGCCATCAGCAGTGTCTCCTACTAGTGTCTGAAACATATGCCAATAGTTAGCTTTATCTTCGTCAAGCCAATAGATTTGATCTTCATTTACTCTATAGAAATGAGTAGGAAGAGTTTTGAAATCCTTATCCATTGACACAATTAAGGTTGTATCAGGGGTACTATTAATACCTATTACATCATCAGCTTCTAGAGATTCACTAGATTTAGATTCATAGTTATTTCTGATCCAATCCACTAATCCATAGTAGCAAGTAGGCTTTCTTTTATCAAGCCTATTGTTTTTATAATCAGGCATTAAGTGCTTCCTAAAGTTATCATTAGGATCACTAAAGACAAACGAATAGTCATTCATTTCGACATTATGGTTTGTCTTTAGTGTATCTTTAATACCCACAATAATATCTTCAAATTGATCTATTGCATCATCCAAATAGGCATGACAAGTATATAGACCATCCCCCCAATAGATATCCTTTTGGACAGCAGAAGATGCTTTATAGGCCAATAGATCTCCGTCTATCAGCCCAATGTATTCTTTAGTAGCGCTCATAGGATGATGCAAGCTCAGCGCCAGAACGAGTAAGGAACCATCGATTACCTGCCTGTCGAATGTACTTATTGATTGACGTAATGTGACCTCGAGAGGCCATCTCAGCAATCATTCGTGCATTGTATCGACAATAGTCTGACTGAAGTTTAGGATGGACTTCACCAATGTAAGCAAGAGCGCTGCAGTAGTTACTCATCTCAGCGTTACGCTTGTGAACAATAACCTCCCCAGTACTTTTCTCTTCAGTATAGAAATACTTAGGCATCTTCATAACTACCCTCCTCCTCTGTAGTGGTATCTGAAGTCACACTGTAACCGAGCTTCATAAGGAGGTCATGAATGATCTCTTCAGGAGCCCAATCCTTCCAAGTTTCAGGTTCCGGCTCATAGTTAAGCACAGTCTCACCATTAAGAGTGACTACAGCACCATAAGCAGGGACATTGCCATACTCATCATGCTTAACCTTCCACTTCCACATAATATGGATGTGATCAATGCTGCCCTTAGGAGCCTTATAGTCACGCAGCAGTGCTGCCTTAGTTTCTTTAGTCATACCAGTGTTTTCCATAGTAGTAATTAATGACAAGCTGCCCAGTTACAGCCAATCTTTCCTTCAGTATCAAGTTGACATTTAAAATTAAAGAATGCCTGAGTTTGTCTCATGGATTCCTGAGCAATCCTACAGCAATCTTCAGCGATTTCCTTTGTTCTGCAAGCTACCTGAACCTCATCCTTACCGTTTCCCATATTGCTACGGGTGTCGGACTATCTCTTTACAGCCTATTGGTATTAGCTGTAGTAGGCATTTCGAGACTAGGGGAATCTCACCCCTAGCCCCTACGGTTTTCACCTAGTCTCTACACTTCCATTCTCGAATCCACTTACAGGCAGAGGAAAACGAGACACCAAAGACTTCACCTAGCTTAGTACCCGTACACTTATAAAGTTTCCAATACTCCTTAGCTTTAGCCTTTCTATCAGCATATCTAGTGGAGTTATGTTCGACTTTATGATCGACGATCTTAACTAGCTCAAGATGACTAAGGTTACAACAGGCACGATTATGACACTTGTGATGAATCTCATAGCCTTCAGGGATTTCACCATTAGCTTCTTCCCATACAAGCCTGTGAGCCATAATCAAGGGCTTTCTACCTTTACCCTTATACCTGTGATCGCTAATCCTTAGATAACCATCTTTATTCAGTCTATGTGATGTGGAGACTATGCAACCGTTTTGATCCTTAATCAAGACCATAGGTTTACCACGCATAGTTCCTCCAATGCTTAGCTCGGGATTGCCCCAGAGGGGTTTCCCCGAATTAACCTACTTTAACGTGCACAATGAAGTTTATGCACCCATGCCATCATGGCAAAGTCTCCATCCCAGCTGTGCTTATAGCCAGCCTTACGCATATTCTCTTCTACAAGACACACCCATTTCTTACAAATGAGAGCACCTGCAGATTGCAATAGGGTATTCAAAGCTGAGTGCTCAGAGCGCACATAGATGACACGTCTGTCCAAACCTAAGACACAATGAGTAATCTCAAGCTGAGGACTATCAGGATGATACCGCTTACGCCACTTCACTTTATGAGTACCCCCTACCCACTCTGAAGAGGAGACAAGACTATGAGAGATATCCTCTACTAGATCTTTATAAGCAGGAATAGCCTTAAAGAACTTCTCTTTAAGTGCCTTACCTGCCCTAGCGTCTCCCCCGATAACCTCACCAAGCTTAGCGTCTCCTCCTCCGTACATCATGCAGTAGATCATAGTTTTCGCTTGGTCACGTGTAGCAAGCCCTGCCATCTTTTGGTTATGCGTATGGATATCCCCTGAGAGGATTTCATTTACATATGCACCATTATCATATGGGGATAGGAAATGCCCAAGGCAACGCAGCTCAAGACCAGAAGCATCAATACCAGCCTCATACCATCCTTGTGGAACAGTAAATAATTCTCTGCATAATTTCCCGTAAGGAGCTCTATTGGCAGGAACTTGAGCAACATTAGGATAACTATGAGTTGCACGGCCAGTGACAGCCCCATTAGGGTTAACGGAGCCATGAATACGCCATAGGTGATCATTAGGATCCTCCTTCATCAGCTTTAGCCACGCATTACTACCCTCAGCAAGCTGACCAATACGTTTGTTTAACATGAGAAGTTCTAAGATCTTGCTAGTCATAGGAATATCTTTAGCAGTCTTTAGAGTTTCTTCATCAACCTTAGGCAACCCTGTATCAGTCACCTCCTGAGGCTCCCACCCTTGCTCAATGAGAACCTTAGCAATCTGTTGTCGACTATTGGGATTAAAGGTTTCATAAACAGGATATTGTACTCCTGCTTTAATACCTTTCTTAGCGTTGTCTCTCTTGTAGGTCTTATAGCCAGTCAATAGAGGAGGGACACTCTCTTGCAGCTCTTTAGTCAACTCATCTCTGCGCCCTGCAAGCTCACTATAGAGAACTACAGCTTTATCTCTATTAAAGACAAAACCATTACGCTCCTGCTTAGCCATCACCCATGCGATATCATGCTCAAGCTGTACGGCCTCCCAAGGGTAACCTTTGCCTAAGAGTTTATCAAAAAGCATCTTAGTAACAACTACGTCCTGATAGTTGTACTGATACATCTCTTCTGAGAAGCTGTCCCAAGCCTCCTCCTGTTCCCCATAGGTGCCCTTTAGTTCACGCAGGCGATAGCCATAGGCTTTCAATGAATGGGAACCAAAGAGATCCTTGGGAAGCCTCCCAGAACGAATTAAGCCCATATCGAGATCTTTAATGTTGCTCCAAACTAGACGAGCAAAGACAAGCGTATCGATAACACAATCCCTAGGATCAAATACAAAGTCTTTACCTGATAGTCGCTTAAGACAAGGGACATCGTACTTGATACCATTGTGAAATACCAAGTTATAACCGCTAGTACCATATACATTAAGAGCATCAATGTATTCATCGAGATCCTTATATCCTTTGTACTCCTGAGAGGCACTATCGTAGATCCATGCGCACCAGAATTTAGTTACGGTATCCAATAATCCATTGGTTTCGATATCAGTAATGATATGTTTGTCGTATAGTTGAAGCATTTTCTATATCCTTCTATAGCTTTGCCAAGATTGTGTCAAGAAAAGATGTAATGAACAAGGCACCCAATTGAGGAACTATGGCATTTCCGTAGCCACGTAACAGCTCCAATCTGTAGGGTACCCCATTACAAAGCGGGAAAGTTCTGGGTTCAACAAGAAAGCTTTTCCCTTCTGTACCCTCAAGCCACTCTCCGTTCTCCCAAAATGATTTGCTGCTAGATAAGCGTTCTTCAGAGTGCTCTTGAAGGTAACCAGAGCACCACGAGGGATCGCCCAACGGGCACCACCTTGTGTGTCTGAGACGGTTGGGGTTCTCCATATTGAAGGCTCCCCAGAATAGCCTACGTCTCTCATGCGGAGCCCCAAGCAAGTTAGCTGATAGTACGGAAGAGAGCACGAGGTAACCATTACTTTCGAGGTCAGAGGTGAGCCTGTCAAGCCAACCGTGTCTAATCGCTGTTGCAACTTGCTCCCCAAAGATGATATCAGGTCTCTCTTGTTGTATGAGCTTATTGAAGACCGGCCATAGGTCTCTTTCATCATTAACTCCTTTTTGTTTGCCTGCAGCACTGAAGGGCTGACAAGGGCATGACCCACTCCAAACCTTTAGGTCAGTCTTAAGCTGAGCTAATTGGAACGCTAAAGGCCATCCACCAATCCCTGCAAAAAAATGAGCATACTGATAGTCACCTACCTCAGTGATATTGGTAATAGACATAGAGGATACTACACCCTCAGGGATCTTATGGTGCCTCTGCAGATTGTCTAACCACCTGCAGGCATTAGGATCAAAATCATTATAGAAACTAGAATGGACAGTCACCTAAGTCATCCTCAAATGGGCAATCGTAGTCCTTTAGTCGGCCTGTTTCGGGATCATAATAGAGATAACCACCTATACCAGTCAAACCACTGAAACGATTCTTAAGTACTCTAAGGGCCATGACATTAGGATTATCTCCCTGTTGATTCCTCTCCAGGCCAATCACCATATCTGCAAGCTGAGCGATAGCACCGGAACCTCTAAGTTGACTTAAAGACACCTGAGCTCCTTCTTCGTGACCTTTCTTATCGGGGCGCTTAAGGTGACTAACGACATACATAGTACACCCTGTTTCTTCAACAAGGGATCTAAGGTTTGTCATTAGTTTGTCAATAGCTTTACGCTCCCCGCCATCGTCACTATTGTCCATACCAGAGACAACAATAGAGATATGGTCTAGGAAGATTCTCTTGCAGCCTAAAGCTACGATCATGTATCTAAGCTTACTAAGCAGATTCCCAGAATCAAGTGATCCAAAGTGATCATAGAGGAAGAACTTTCCGTTGCCAATCGTGGCATCAAAAGCACTCTTGAGTTCTTCTTTAGAAACACTATCGTGATCAACACTGATAATGAGACGTCTATTAAGAAAGATGGACATAAGTTCAAGTCCCGTCTTTGCTGTAGATTCCTCAAGAGCAACCACGCCACAAGTCTCGCCTTTAGAGACACCAAAGAAATATTCAAGCTCTCTGAGTAGAGTGGATTTTCCCATACCTGATCCTGAGGTAATGACATAAAGCTCACCGTGTCTAGCACCGTTTGTCTTGCTTTGGAGAGCTTGAAAAGGATAGGCCACACTGTCTTTAAGACTATCAAGACCTTCCACACACTTCTCATAGAGATCTTGACCTGAAACAATTCCATCAGGTCTGTAAGGCTTAGCGTTCCATATGGCCGATACAAGGTCACCTGATCTCCCAGCCTTAAGACACTCATTAGGATCCTTAAGAGGTAGATTAGCAATGTACGCTTTACCCAATGGGAGAATCTTTGCACAATCTTCACTTGCTTTACGTCCCGGATCATCCATATCAAACATTAGGATGATCTCTTCAAAGTTATTTAGATACTCTAGGTTAGCTTCAATGGCTTTCCTAGCAGCCTGAGCACCATTAGGGATAGACACTACAGGCCACTTATTGCCTTGCACTTGAGACACACTAAGGGCATCTATCTCACCTTCAGTGATTACTAGTTTCTTACCACTAGACCACAACTGAGAACCATAGAGGCACCCAGAGATCTTCCCTAGTACAGCAAAAGACTTATCAGGGAATCTAAGCTTTTGTCCTACAAGAGAACCCTTGTCATCATAGTAGCAAGCCACTTGACAAGGGTTACCCTTATACTCCCCCACGAAATACTTTAGCTTAGTACAAGTATCTTTAGTGATACCCCTAGCAGGCAAAGCAGAGATCTGTAGTTCCTCTAAAGGAATCATATTGGATGCTGACATCTTTACCCCCTTGGGTTTGTCCAAAGATCCATCAGGTCTAAAATAAGTGGTACAGCTATAGCAATACTTATGACCGTCACTAAAAACAGCAAGAGCATCGCTAGAGCCACAATTAGGACAAGGCTCATGGTGCAGAAAGGTCGATTCCATGATCTAGCATATAGCGTGCACTTTGGGAATCACGAAGGTTATAGTAGAAACCTGCATCGAAAACATCTTGACACTGATGTTCAAAAGGTGTCATATGCCCACTATTGATAAGTCGTTTAGCAAGAGCAAGATCCTTTAGGATATCCGGCTTAGAACCATCGTGATTAAGATAAGACACTCGGGCACAACGTGCAGCAGAGATAAGCGTGAGAATACGATTATCCTCAATGTTATCCATCTCATCAAAGGTCACATATGGAAGCGTACGCCCACCATGAACATTGATGAAGGTACTCCAAGCGTTGTCCATAGCTTTCTTAATAGCCATAGCAAGAGATTGAATCTCTGGGTCACCATCAGGAGACAACCG